AACACAGCCAGCTGCAGGAAGCCCTACGCCGCGTCGAGTGGGCGGTGGGCGACCTGGCGCCGCTGATGCGGGCTATCCGCACCGAGCTGGTCTCCATCACCGAAGAGAACCTGGAGAACCAGGGCCAGGGCGACGACAAGTGGGAGTCGCTGTCCGACGTGACGATCAGCCGCCGGGAAGCTGCGGGAACCTGGCCCGGGCAAATGCTGCAGGTCAGCGCCGCTGGCCTGGCTGCCTCGATCACCGGCCAGGCCACCGAGTACACCGCGCTGGTGGGCAGCAACAAGGTTTACGCGGCGATGATGCACTTCGGCGGTGAGAAGGAAGAGTTCCCGCACCTGTGGGGTGACATTCCAGGTCGTCCGTATCTCCCGATGGATACCGAGGGCCAGCTGCAGCCCGAAGCCGAAGAATCCATCCTGGAACTGGCGCTGGCGCACATCGAACGGGCGGCTCGTGTATAGGGCCTTAGAGCGACGTTCGGGGCTATGGGCTGGCGATGGGGTGGCTGATCTGGAAAAAAGCGCGGTAAAGGCTTTATAAAGCCTCCTGGCAGTTATCCATATAGGAGGTTCAGATGCCAGTTGCAGGTTTTCACTCGGAATGGGTCACTATCGGAAAGCACCGCGTCCTGTTGGAGTGCAGGGCCAGCTATCCCGATAAGGAAGAGCATTTCATCGCTAGTGTTGTTGCAGAGATCATCAATCATCACGGGAGTGACCAGGCAAGACTGGTTCATGTGTACCTGGACGACAAGTCGAGCATGCGCCACATCACCATTGCATCTACTGATAAAGCGGACATCGGGCTTGGGGATCTTGCGACCAATGTTCTGCAGTCCATTTACGGCTGTGGAAACTATCAGTGCGAGGTGCAGATGGTTGAGAAGGGTAATGAGAGCTCTGACCACTACGACCATATGGAACATCTCAGCGTAGGCACTGGCTTGGCTGAAGATCGTTGGCAGCGCGGCAAGGAATTGCACGACGCTATCTTCGGCAATCGGTAATACATCTCCTCGCGGCCTCAATCGGGGCCGCATTCTCCCTCCCCGAAACACTCTTTAAACCCGATTAAAAGCCCCCGGCCTTCAGGCCGGTCAGGCTGCACGCATGTACTTCCACCCACATGCACGGCAGCCCATGAAGCCCATCCATATCTTCAAGCCAGGGAAGCACACTGCAATGAGCGGTGATGCTTTCAACTTCAGCGAGTCCGACCTGGCCGCCACAGTGCGCGCCTACAACCCCGCGTTGCACGAAGCCCCTTTGGTCCTCGGCCATCCCAAGCACGATGCGCCGGCTGGCGGCTGGGTGAAATCCTTGACCCAGGTTGCTGATGGCCTGGAGGCGGAGCCGCACGAGATCGATCCGGAATTCGGCGAGCTGGTAGCCAACAAGCGCTTCAAGAAGATCAGCGCCTCCTTCTATCACCCCGACTCGCCGAACAATCCCGCGCCTGGCGTGTACTACCTGCGTCACGTCGGCTTCCTCGGGGCCATGCCGCCTTCGGTGAAAGGCCTGCGCCCCATCGAGCTGGCCGAGAACGAGGAAGGTGTCGTCGAGTTCGCAGACTTCGGCCACGAGGTGGGCGCCAACCTGTGGCGCCGCATGCGTGAGTGGCTGATCGGCCAGTTCGGCCAGGCCACCGCCGACCAGGTCGTGCCCAGTTGGGAAGTCGACAGCATCGCCGAAGTGGCCCGTCGAGATGACGGACCGCGCCCGGCCTTCACCGAACCCACCCCACCCGCAACCGTCGAGGCACCCGCCGTGAAACCCGAAGAGATTGCCGCCATGCAGGCGGAAAACGAGCGCCTGAAAGGTCAGGTGCTGCAGCACCAGGAGCAGCAGCTCAAGGCCCGCCAGGAGTCCATTCACGCAACCAACGTCGCGTTCGCCGAGCAACTGGTGGGCACCGGCAAGTTGCTGCCCAAACACACCGCCGCGCTCATCGCTGCTCTCGACTTCGCCGAGGCCGGCGATACCCCGCTGGAGTTCGGCGAGGGCGATGACCGCCAGCCTGTCGTGGATGGCCTGAAGGCGATCTTCGCCGACCTGCCCGAGCAGATCAGCTTCGCCGAGCAGGCCAGCAAACACCGCCAGGGCGACGCCTCCGTCGTTGTCGACCCGGAGTTCGCCGAGAAGAACACCGATCCCGACCGCCTGGAACTGCATCAGCGCGCCACGGCGCTGGCTGCGGACAAGGGCATCCCCTACGAGTCGGCTGTTCGCCAGCTCATCAAGTAACCAGGAGCAATCATGGCTGATCGTCTGAAGCAACTACGGATCGTTGACCCGGTCCTCACCAATCTCGCACGTGGCTACCGCAATGCCGCATTCGTGGGCGAGTCGCTGTTCCCCATCGCCTACATGGACAAGGAAGCGGGTGTCATCCCGCTGTTCGGCAAGGAAGCCTTCGTGGTGGTCGATACCGAGCGCGCCATCCGTGCTCAATCCAACATCATCACTCCCGATGATGTGGACGGCCTGGACGTGGTCCTGCGCGAGCATGACATCGCCTATCCGGTGGACTACCGCGAGCAGAACGAGTCGATGTTCGACGCCGAGGCTCGCGCGAGCCGCCGAGTGGTCAACACCATCGACCTGCGTCGCGAGGTCACTTGCGCGAAGCTCGCGCAGAATCCCGCCACTTATCCGGTCGGCTCCAAGGTTACCTTGTCCGGTTCCAGCCAGTGGAGCAACGGTGGCGGAGACCCGATAGCGGTGGTCGAGAGCGGCAAGGAAGTCATTCGCGCTCGGATCGGCGTTCGCCCCAACACCATCACCATGGGTGCGGCGGTCTACCAGTCGCTGAAGTTTCACCAGAAGCTGCAGGAGGCCCTCGGTAGCAACGAACGCAAGCTCATCACCATCGAGCACCTGAAGGCCCTGTTCGGCGTCGAAAACATCTTCATCGGTGAAGCCCTGGCCGGCACTGGTACTCCCACCGACATCTGGTCCGACAGCATGGTCCTCGCTTACGTGGCCAAGCCGCAGGCTGGCGAGCAGGCCGACTACGAAGAGCCGAGCTTCGGTTACACCCTGCGCCGCAAGGGCATGCCCGAGATCGACACCTACGACACCGCTGGCGGTAAGGTTCGCTACGTCCGCAACACCGACATCTACAAGCCGGTGGTCGTCGGCGCCGATGCCGGTTACCTCATTTCCGATACCAACGCGTGAGGTGACGCATGGCTCGTAAAACTTCCGACAAACCCGAAGGCCGGGGCCAGCAGCCTGCACTCCAGGCCGGTACTGACAACGCGGATAGTGCCCAGGCGGAATCGGCTGCTGCTCCCCGCGACGTTGCTCAGCCCGCGGGGGACGGTACTGGCCAGGCCCCGGGTGAAGGCCAGGTGGAGCCGCCGCCGGTCCCCTCTGCGGATCAGCCGCTGACCGACAACCAGGGCGGCGCCGACACCGACGAGCTGGATGTCGAGCGCCACATCTTCGTGGTCACCGACCGCACCGACGTGCTCCACGACGACAAGTGGTACCACGCCGGTGATCCCATCGTACTGAACGAGACCGATGCCGAGGCTCTGTTCAACAACGGCTGCATCAAGCGGCCGAAGGATGATGCCAAGTGAAAACCCAGCAACCTGTTCTCACCACCTCGGTGGTCGCCCTGGTGGATCTGCCACGCTTCCTCTTCGCCGGCTTCAGCGGTGGACTCTGCGCCGCTGGGGCCAAGGCCCTGGGCACTACCGTGGTTGATACCGAGGCCGACAACGTCGCCCCGGTCAACGTCCTGGGCATTTGCCTGGTCACGGCGGGTGCTGCCATCGCCGCCGGTGCCGAGGTGGAATCCGACGCCAATGGCAAGGCGGTTACTCGGACCACCGGGGCGTCCAACGGCTACACCATGGACGCCGCCGCTGCAGCTGGCGATGTGATCCGCATCGTCCGCGGTATCTGACCATGCGCTACTGCACCCGCGAGGACATCGGCCAGGCCATTCCGGAGCTGACGCTGCTACAGCTCTCCAATGACGACCCCGCTGCCGAGCAGCCCAATGAGAGTGTGATCGAGGAGGCTGTCCGCCAGGCTGAAGAGCTGGTGGACGGCTACCTGCGAGGCCGCTACGTCCTGCCGCTCGACCCGGTGCCAACCGTCCTGCGGGATGCAGTGGTGTATCTGGCCCGCCACTGGTTGTACCAGCGCCGTCCGGAGGGCTCTATGCCCGATGCGGTGAAGGACAGCCGCAAGGACACCATCAAGCTGCTCGAAAGCATCCGCGACGGCGTGGTGACTCTGGGCATGCCGTCCGGACAGGCCGCACCGGAACCCGGCGAGGTGAAGGTGCGTAGCCGTCGCCAGCAGTTCAGCGACAGTACCTGGGAGCGCTACTGATGGGCCAGACCACGGAGCTGCTGAATGCCGTCGTCGAGCAGCTGAAGGATGGCTTCGCTCGCGAGCTAT